GTGAATCTGGACGTCGACGCGCTCGGCAAGGTGTTGCCGCGTATCTCGTCGCCGACGCTCACCGAGTTTGACGTGCAGCAACTCGACCCCGCCGACCTCGTGCAATTGGGGGTGGCGTTCGCATCTTTTTTGTTGCCGAAGCGGGCGAGCTAGAACACGGCATACCTGACCGTGTTGAAGAAGCGATGGCCGATATCGCGACGGTCTTTCACTGGCCGCCTCGCGATATGGACGGCCTGACACTGGCCGAGCTGGCCGACTGGCGTGAGCGTGCGCGCGTGCGCTCGCCGTATGGAAGCGAATAACGATGGCAAACGGAAACGACCTCAAATTGCGCGTGCTGTTCGATATGGTCGACGGCGCAACAAAGCCCCTGCGAAACATCCTCAACGGTAACAAGGGCCTCGCGAAGTCGCTTAAAGAGTCGCGCGAAGAACTCGGCAAGCTGCAACGCACGCAAAAGGACGTGGCCGCGTTTCGCGAAATGCGCGTCGGCCTCAACGGCGCAAAGCGTGACATGCAGGGCGCGCAATCGCGCGTCGCCGAGCTGGCCCGCACGATCGGCTCGACCGACACGCCGACGAAACAGATGGTCGCGGAGTTTGAACGCGCGAAGCGATCGGCCGCGCAGCTCACCGCCGAGCACGGCAAACAAGCCGACAAGGTGCGGGCGCTGCGCGACCGACTCGCCGGCGCTGGCATCGATACGCGCAATCTGTCGCAACACGAGCGCGACTTGCGTTCGAGCATGGCCGCGACTATCGGCGTAATGACGACGCAGCAAAACAAACTCGCCGACCTCACCGCGCGCACGAAGCGACTCGGCGAGGCGCGCGAGAAGATGAACAAGACAAAGGAACTGGCCGGCTCGATGGCGGGCACAGGCGCGAAGATGATGGCCGGCGGCGCTGTTATCGGCGCGGCAACGCTTGTTCCTGTCGCGGCCTATGCACAGGCTGAAGAATCGGCGACGCAGCTCGCGAGCGCACTGATGCGCGCCGGCGGCACGGTTCCGCCTGAATTCGAAAAGATCAACGCGCTTGCGATGAAACTCGGCGACCGCTTGCCCGGTACAACGTCCGACTTTCAGGACATGATGACCATGCTTACGCGTCAAGGTATCAGCGCGCAAGCAATCCTCGGCGGCATGGGCGAAGCGACGGCATACCTCGGCGTGCAGCTCAAGAAAACGCCGGCCGAGGCGGCCGAATTTACGGCCAAGCTACAGGACGCCACGCGCACGACCGAGAAAGACATGCTTTCGCTTACGGACGTGATCCAGAAGGCGTTTATGCTCGGCGTCGACGATAACAACATGCTCCAAGGGTTCGCGAAGCTCGGCCCCGCGATGGACACCATCAAGCAAAAGGGCCTCGAAGGGGCGAAGGCGCTCGCGCCGTTGCTGGTGATGGCCGATCAATCGGGCATGGAAGGAAGCGCGGCCGGCAACGCCTATCGAAAGGTGTTTCAGCTCGGCATGGACTCGAAGAAAGTCGGCAAGGCAAACAAGCAACTCGCGCCCGCTCAACAACTCGACTTCACGAACGGTAAAGGCGAATTCGGCGGCCTCGACAAGATGTTCGCGCAGTTTGAAAAACTCAAAGGGCTCACCACGCAAAAGCGCCTCGGCGTGATGAAAGAGATTTTCGGCGACGACGCCGAAACGTTGCAGGTTATTTCCCTGATGATCGAAAAGGGGAAAGCCGGCTATGACGAAGTACAGGGCAAGATGGCCGCACAGGCCTCGATGCAAGAGCGCGTCAACAAGCAACTAGGCACGCTTAAAAACTTATGGGAAGCGGCCGGCGGCACCTTCACGAATGGCCTCGTCGCGTTCGGCGAAGCGATCGCGCCCGAAGTGAAAGGCGTTGTCGAATGGCTCGGCGATATGTCGCAACGCATGGGCCAATGGGCGCGCGATAACCCGACGCTCGCTAACGGCCTGATGAAAGTCGCCGCTGTCATTGCGATCGTGATGACGGTAATCGGCGCGCTGCTCGTCGTGCTCGCGGCCGTGCTCGCACCGATCGGTGCGATCGCATTCGCGTTTTCAGCGCTCGGCGCGATCGGCTTCGCAACGGTCGGCATTTTCGCCGGCGTCGCGGTCGGCATCGTCGCGGCGATCGCCGCGATCGGCGTCGCGATCTATACCTATTGGGAGCCGATCAAGGCTTTCTTTTCCGGCCTTTGGTCGCAAGTGCAACAAGCGTTCGCCGGCGGCCTGTCGGGCATTGGCGCGCTTATCGTCAACTGGTCCCCGCTCGGCCTGTTCTACCAGGCGTTCGCGGCCGTGATGCAGTATTTCGGTATCGACATGCCGGCGAAGTTTTCGGAATTCGGCGGCAACCTGATCGCCGGCCTCGTCAACGGCATCACTAGCGGCCTCGGCGCGGTACAAGCGGCGATCACCAACGTCGCGAGTAACACGGTCGGATGGTTCAAGGAAAAGCTCGGCATTCATAGCCCGTCGCGCGTTTTCGGCGAGCTGGGCGGATTCATCACGCAAGGCGCGGCGATCGGCATGGAAGGCGAGCAAGGCCGCATCGCGAAAGCCGCGGTCGGCCTCGCGACGCTCGCGGCGACCTCGTTCGCTGCCCAAGGCGCTACGGCGGCCGACACGGCCGCCGGCGGCCCCGGCGTGTCGTTTGATACCCGCCCCGCCCTGCAAGCCCGCCAAGCGGCCGGAAACGCGGCCGGCGCGGCATCGCCGGCCGGCGGCGGCGATCAATACCATTTCCACATCGCCGGAAACGACCCGAAAGCGATCCGCGCGGAAATCGAAGCCGTGTTGCAGCAAATCGAGCGCAAGAAGGCCTCGCGGGTTAGCTCGCGCCTGACGGATTAACGGAGAAAGAAAACATGATGATGTCGCTCGGCCAGTTCGTTTTCAGTCTGTCGACACTGGCCTTTCAAGAGCTGCACCGGCGCACGAGCTGGCGACACGCGAGCACGTCGCGCGTCGGCGGGCGCAACGCGCGCCAGTTCGTCGGCCCCGGCGATGATTCGATCACGCTGACGGGCTGGTTTGCGCCCGACCAAGGTATCGGCAAGCTCGCGTCGCTTACCGAGCTGCGCACGATGGGCGACGATGGCGATGCGTATGTGCTCGTCGACGGCACGGGCACCGTGTACGGCGCGTTCGTGATCGAAGGCCTCGACGAAGGGCAAACGCTCCATCAAAAGGACGGCACGCCGAGGCGCATCGAATTCACGCTAAACCTCACGCGCGTCGACGATGGCCTCGTGAGAACGAAAACCGAGCCGGCGAAGGACAAAGCGCAATGAAGCAACCGACGCCGATCTATCAAATCACGCTCAACGGCAAAGACCTCACGAGCAAGATTTCGCCGCGCCTGAGTCACCTGTCGCTCGACGAGTCACGATCGGACGAAGCCGATACGCTGATGCTCGCGCTCGACGATGCCGATGGAAAGCTCGCGCTACCCAAGCGCGGCGAAGTCGTGCGCGTGGCGTTCGGATGGTCCGACACTGGCCTCGTCGACAAGGGTTCTTTCACGATCAACGAAATCGAGCACGCCGGCACCCCGGATATGCTCACCATTCAGGCCCGGTCGGCCTCGATGACAAAGGGCCTCGGCGAGCGAAAGGAAAAGAGCTGGCACGGCGAGACGATCGGCGCGATCGTTCGCAAGATCGCCGGCACGCATGGCCTAAAGCCGGCGATCGCCGACGCGCTTTCGAAAATCGTGATCGCGCACATCGATCAAACGCATGAGTCGGATATGTCGTTTCTTACGCGCCTCGCGAAGCGTTACGACGCCGTGATGAACGTGAAAGATACACACCTGCTTTTCGTGCCGATCGGGCACGGCACGAGCGTTAGCGGCAAGGCGCTCACGTCGATCGAGCTGACCCGTAAGGAAGGCGACCGGCATCGCTATCACATATCGGAGCGCGAGAACTATGCGTGCGTGCGGGCGTTCTATCACGCGACCGGCCGCGCGAAACGCAAGTCGATCGTCGTCGGCGGCGAAGATAACCACAACGCGAAGGTATTGCCGGAAACCTACGCGACCGAAGCCGACGCACGCGCGGCGGCAACGGCCGAGCTGAATCGCACGCAACGAAGCCAAGCGACGATGACCTATAACCTCGCGCTCGGCCGCCCCGACCTGTATCCCGAAGTGCCCGTTTATCTGAACGGCTTTAAGCCCGAGATCGATGCCGAATCATGGCTTGTGAAAAAGGTGCGGCACGAGATCGACGGCAACGGCGGTTATACGTGCGACCTCGAACTCGAAACGCGCGACGATCCGACGAGCGACCGGCACCGCTCACACTTCCGCAAGGGCGG